GGTGGGTTGTCTGCGGTAGGGATTCCACCAATTTCGTCCCAACTTCCTATTCGCATTAACGTGAAATCTTCTGGAAATTTTGTAAATGGTGCATTTGGATTGTTTAATAAATCCATACATTGTCGTGTTGCAGTGCCATCGGTAAGTTCCACGAACGGTTGCATATATGTTCCAGATTTTTTGTCGAAAATTGAATATAAGTTCTTGTCCATAATTTGTCCTCGATTTTTTAAGTTGTTGTTTATTATAATACATTATCATATAAAAATTACATAATATATATTACGGGTCAATATTTTTTTTATAGATCCCTTATTAATCTTTGTAATTGTGTAATCTTAACTTGTTCTGATACAAATAGCCTGTCCATTCTTTCATCATATTCGGCATACACTTCTGGTGCGTTTTCTTTACGTTTGTTTTTTATTACTTCTAATTCTTCTTCCGATAATAAATTATCGTAATACCTTGGAGGTCTAATTTTTTTTCCATTAATTACACAATAATCATTTGGGTATATATCAGTTTTATATTTTTTAAACCAGTCATAACCTATTCCGGGTTTTCTACTCATTGTGCAATATTCGGGTTGTATCACCTCCCCTGTCAGGGGATTATGATATGCTGTTTCAGCATTTTTACCTTTTTGTTTTTTCATAATGTAACGAGCTACATATGCACAACTCGTAAAAGTTACCTCGCCTATTACCACATGGCCATATGGCCATAATTTTTCTAATTCTTCACTTCTATAATATTTTTGTTGGTTTTTTGTTTGCCATAATTTCCGATCGGGAAATTCATATCCAAATATTAAAGCATGGTAATGAGGTCTTTGATTTTGTTCACCGTATTCTCCACAATGAAAAAATCTTATATTTTTGTGCTTCTTTCTCAATCTTTTCATAAAAAGTTGAAAATCGCGCACATCTACAGAACTAGGATTTTCTCTTTTACATAGTTCTTCTTCATTAAATGTTAATGTTATAAAACATGATTTTTCGTGCATTTGGTTTTCATGCACTAATCTTACTGCCCATTGTCTGCTATATTCTAATCTACAACCTACACACTGCCCACACGGTAAATTAAAACCTTTTGCAAATGGAAAAGGTTTGTTAAATGTTATTTTTCCTTCGCTTCTATAAGCGAGTAGGGGGTGGTAGCATGCCATTGCATGTTTATATTCTGTATCCACCACGCATTGGTTTTACGTGGTTTTTTTTATTTACTTTCATAGCTGTTTTTGCAAACATCTTTTTACTTTTTTTTCTCGACATTTTCATTCTTCTCATGTTCTTTCTCCTGTTTTTTTTGTAGGGGTGTCACTCCACACAGTTAACATCAAGTAGATAACTGTGTGGGCTCTTTCTGAGCTTCTTGAGCTGTTGATGGCTCACCAGCTTCAGAAAGAGCTTTTGTTGCATCCGAGGACGGTTCTGCAACGTCTGGGGTTATAAAACCCATTGTTTTTAATTCTTCTTTGTTGTCAGGATTTGACACAAATTCATAAAATTTGCCCGGATCATTATCAAATTTTTTACGAATATCTGACGGTATAGTCATAAATTCGTCTCTGGCATCACGAACTAAGTCTAGTGCTTCTCGGTAATCTGTTACTGCCGAGAAATCTCCGTAGCGGGCTTGGCCACGCTGTACGTGTTCGATTATGCCATTTCTATCGTGTTTTTTTATTATATTAATGACGTCACATTCTTCTTTAAAATGTTGTTGCGTAAGGCTTTCACCCACTGTTTTGAATACATATTTTTTATGTGGGTCATATGCCTTACGAAACTTTATTGTTATATTTACTGGTCCTTTTTTGTTCGTCATTTTGTCCTCTTTTTTTCAAAAGGTATAAATATCTTATCCTTTTTGTTAAGTGGATTTACCATATAATAACCGCCAATTTTTTTGTAATTGCTCGGTATATATGTTGTAAATCCTTTTTCTTCTAAAATTTCTTTATTAATTTCTCCTTCATAAAAGGTTATATTATCGTAAAAATTTCTAGCAGAATTTGATCCTTCTTTTGCTTTATCAATTAAATATTCACCAGTTTTACCTAAACCGGATCCCTTTGTTTCTTTTAACAAATCTGTTTCTGCTTTTATTTTTTCTGTCATGGCTGCAGTATTTGCGACATTTGCTTCATTTTGTTTTGTCTGCAAATAACTATTTGTTGCATTTGTAGCTATATTTTCTGGATTGTAGGTACTCCCAGTAGGTGTACTGGCACCGCCTACTTTACCAGCTAAAATTGGATTAAGACCAGCTTTTTTCATGTCTTCCATACCTCTTTGATAAGAGGTATTGGACATTTCACGCTGAAAAGCCATTTGTCTTGCAGTAGCTGCTTTGGCTTCTTTATTTCTCTTACGAGAGCCAATTAAATTAGCACCGGCTATTATTGCTGCTGATACTGGTAACATTAGAAATGATCTATTAGACCGGGTACGCCATATGTAGGCATTGGTCTTGCACATTTTAGTTTAAAATACATATCCAATATTAAATTTGGATAACTTGCAACTGCTGTAACTCTGTCAACAGGTGGATTTTCTTCAATAAAGCTTGCATTTAATGCGGGCAAGCTTCCAAAATCTTGTGCCAAATGCCATGTATCTAAACTTTGTGCAAAGTTTGATCTCATTTGACCTGTTACATTGCTTGGTTTGTATCTGTATTCTGCATATCTTTCTTGATATCCAAATACATTATTGTCATCAGCTGTGCCTTGTGCATAAATTTCTTTATTTAACACAGCCTGTTCTCCGAGATGGGCGAGCGCAGGCCAATAAAAGTCCCATCTTGTTTGTCTACTAAAATGCCTAGCTAATCCTTGCTGATATGTTAAATCAGCAAATACGCAAGCTAAACCTATCACTACACTATGTTCCGTAAATGATTTATTAAATCTATGGCCGGTAAAACCGGTAGTACCATAACCACTAAGATTACCTTGTGGTGTTGTTGCGTCTGTACTACTTGTTTGAGCTATAGGATTAATATTAATCCTATCTTTTCCGCCTCCGAGGTATTCGGGGCGTTGTAATCTAGCATCAGGGCTAGTTACTCCGAAGTGTGATTGTATAACTTCGGTATATCTCGTTCCACCCCTTGCATCTTTTTCATACAATCTTTGTATTTGAAATGCTTCTCTTAATTGATTTATAGTTGCTGCTGTAGCATCTGATAAATCTGCATATATTTCTGGTAATCCACCAGTAGCCGCACTTCCTTTGATATAAAAAGCATTAGCTCCACTATCACCAGCCCAAGCTGAATTTGCATAATTTGTTATAGATGAAGCATCAGTTTCCCATACATTAGTAGTTGATGTTGGAAATGCTTGGTTATATTTACCAATTCCTTTTACTGGAGCTTGTGTTCCTAAAGGTAATGTAACTGCATCACCTTTTTGAGGCCATGGTAAAGCACTTGTAAAATAATCGTGTCTTTTACCTCTTTTTAATAATGTGTAATCAGTTAATGTATCTGGGCCATCACCTTTATCAACTGTTACACTATCTTGTAAATTTTGATCTCTAAACCATTCGTTAAATATTAAATTATATGCTCTTCCGCATAAATTATTAAATGATAAACTTACATCAGTTGGTACACCAAAATAATCATATAATGTACTATTTGTAACTGTACCTGTAGTTTGTGGTACTAAATAATCTGTACTATCTCCGGGATTGTCTTGCTCACCGCAAAACTTTTCCCAATTGTTCCATACTAATCTATATGGAACTGCAAAGAAAAATGTTTCTATATATAAATTATCCATAAATGGATTAATTGGTGTTGCTAAACGGCCAAACCCGTTAGCATCCATGGTAAACGTATCGCCGGGAAGTGCTTCATCATAAAATATTGGCACTAAGTATCCGGCATCAAAAGTTGTTTTTAAACCGTGGTCACGGTTAAATACTGATCTTTGTATATCTACTTTTGGTACTCTACTAAAATCCTTTGTTAAAGTACTTGGTAATGTTCCCATAGGTCCAAACATATTTTATTCCTTTGCTTCTTGTAATGTTAATAGCTCAATTATAATTTCTGGTGGGTTGTCTGCGGTAGGGATTCCACCAATTTCGTCCCAACTTCCTATTCGCATTAACGTGAAATCTTCTGGAAA